AACCAATCGGCGACGCGGTAGTTTTCGTTGTATTCTGAGTAATTAAATTCAATGTCGATGTTTGGTGAGAGGGTAGTTTCGTTTTCCATGTGACTGCCTCCTAGTTGATTTTCCGTATAGAAACATGATAAGCGTCGGGGCGCGACGGACATAGCGTCGCGCCGAACCCATCACCTGCGGCCCTTGGCCAGCACCTGTCAAAAAACCGCACGAAATCCGCCCCATGCTTTGCGTCAAGTAAGGAATAAGCTTGCACAGCTTCATACGCCAGTCGACGCGCGAGGAGGGTAGCGGCGTCGCCCCGAAGCCTGTTGTGCAGGGTTCTGCTGCGGCCGCACTTTGTGACAACCTGATAGAGAGCCATCTTACTTGTTCCCGTCATACGAGCGGCGTCCGAACGTCCGCCGCTCACATTGCTGCATGAAGGCGTATGCATCAAGCGTACCATCCGACGCCGCGCGCTGCGCGAGGCGAGCCATATGGCGGGACGGAGCCTCCTCGCCGGTCCACTGCGCGCGCTCCTCGGCGAGCGTCGGCTTATAGTGCGCCACGAAGGGGCGGATGCAGCGTCCTGAGTTGAAATCGTGCATGTCTGGTCTCCTGTTGCTGACTGTCTGTCTAACTGCAATTTGTGAACGAACGTTTAAGCGGCTTGCCATGTCCCGAGCCATTGTCACGCCTCCGGGGAAAGGCGCACGCCAAAGTCGACAAGGCGGTCGCGAAGGTTTTCAATAGCCCCCGATCGCATGTCGTCGAAATAGCCGCACGCCCGGAACTCGTCGGCGCTGTCGTAAGAGCATCCGCCGAGATACCCGCGGTCGCTCTCAATGCGCGTCCTAACGTGGGTGGCCTGAACACAGACGAGAGCCCACGCCCAAACGTCGCCGTCTTCCAGCCGCGCGGCCGTCTCGTCTTCTAGCCATTGGTCGAAAAGGTCGTCGCCGGAGCAAGTCAGATTGCCGCGGAACGGTGTGTCGTCGGGCGTGATGGAAAAAACAATCTCGACGTCGCCGAGGCCGTCGACGTGCACAGTTTCGCGATATTCTTCAATGTTGGGCACTGGTGGTCTCCCGTGTTCCGATGATTGCAATGTAGCAGGGCAACTGTTAAAGACAAGTTAATAAGGGAGGAAATTCGTAGCATAATGTTGCAAAGTCACAAAATGGGGTGGTTTTTGTTGCGGGGTTGGCTCGTGCGAGTTGTGCAACAGGGGTGTTGCGTGGTGTGGCGGTTGATCTGGTTTGGCGGCCTCTTTGTCTATCTAAAATCTGATAACTAGTTACTTACATCTATTTGTTATGAGTTATCAGATTTTGTGTGAACAAAGCGTGGGCGGGCGTCAAGTTTAGAAAATCTAATAAGGTCATTAGAAAATCTAAAGCTAGCCCATCCGCCCTGCCAACTTATCCGCCCTGCCAGCCCATCCGCCCATCCGCCTAACCAAGCAACCTTCCGTCTACGCCCTACCTAACCAAGCAACAACGTACACAAACCATCGACTTCGACAAGCTCCAACGCTCTCCGTCTACGGAGCGACGGGGAGGCTTTGTCCGTGGGCTGACGGGGGGGGTATGTTCGTGAGTTGGGCTGGGGTGGTCTGTATCCCCGCCCCACAAATTTTCCGCCAAATTTTATAACCTAGTTACCACGCAACATAGCAATCAAAACTAAATCAATTTTTTTTCTCTTGACACGCCCACCCGACCAAGATACCCAGCTTCAACGCAGCAAGTTCACGGAGCCCTTGATGACGTTCCTAGAAAAACTCCAAGCAATCGCTACCGCGCTGTCCGACATCGTCACTGGGTCCGCCGCCGCGCAAACGGCTTTGACCGACCTCAACACGTTTCTCGACACCCTCGACACGCCGTAAAGCCGCGCAAGCGCTGAAAGCGCGGCTGGCTGACGCCTACGCGCAGCCCAAGCACCTCCCCCGCTTCCAAGCCATCGCCTCCGCTATGCGCTTGACGTCCGCCCCGCCGCCGAGTACGCAGGGCAACAAGTTCAAGCTAAGTTCGAAAGTGCTTTGATGACGACGATTGCGTGGGACGGAAGAACTTTAGCAGGCGACAGCCGTGTCAGCGACGACAACTGCGTCGACGTGCTCACGGTTAAAAAAGTCTTCAAAAACAAAAACTTGTTAGCCGCTTTTTGTGGCACTGCGTACGACGGCGCGGCGATGCGGCACTGGCTGCGCACTTGCGGCAACGACGACTATGACGTGTTTTCAGGGGAAGGGTTTCCTAAAAGCGTCATGAGCGACGACTTCGAAGGATTGCTGGTGACGCCGTGCGGCAAAGCGACGTCCGTCAACGCATCGGGCGTCGTGATCGAAGTGGCGGAGCCCGGAGGCATCACCGCTATCGGGTCGGGCAAGCAGGCGGCGCTGGCGGCGATGTTGGCGGGGGCGGACGCCAAGCAGGCCGTAGCGATCGCGGCGAAGCTCGATCCTTACACAGGCGGGAAGATCACGGCGCTGCGGCTTGACGAGCGGAGTTGAGGCTGCTACGTCAGCGTGGTAGCAGCTACAGGAGTAAGCATGGCTTACGGGAAAGGTAAACGCGCGGGCGGCATGAAGGGCGGGTCGAAAGGCTCGCAATCTTCGTACTACAACCCGTTCGGCAAAGGCGGCAAGACTTACCAAGCGTCGTCTTCGAACCAGCCGACCGTCAAGGGCGGCAAAAAGGGCAAGTAACGCAGGAGAGAGCTGACGTGGCTAAGCGCGGCAAACGCACGATGTCTGAGAAAGTCCGCAACGCGACGGGCAAGATGGCCAAGACGGTTACGGGCAAGATGGAGAAAGGGTCGAAGGCTCCGGTAGTCTATCCCAAGAGCGGTACGCCGCGCGTTAAGCCAAAAGCGTCCACCAAGCGCGTAACGTACGAGCGTGTTAACCGCCCGAAGAAGCGATGACGGCCGAGGCTGTTTCGCTTACTGAAAAGCGCCGCGGCGCAGGGCCTTCCGTTACGCAAGAGGCGGAGGCGGTGTGGGGCTGCAACAACTGCGGCAGCACGGCCATGGAGCTTCTTTCAGACGGCTCCGTTGAGTGCGCTGCGTGCGGCGCAATGATGAGAGAACTTCGCTGCTTCCTCCCCGACGACCCGCCAGCTTGACAATGACATGGCGCTCCGTGGACTGAAGAAAATCAAGAAGGGCCTTGATGGCCCCGTCGCTGAGGCTAAACCTTCCGCGCTCCCCGTTCCGTCTGCGAACGGGGATTTGATGCTTTCGATAGGTGGCAAGAAGTGGATGAACGACGCGGTTAAGTCCGCGTTTGAGATGATAGGCGGAGTGAAGGCTTTTTCTGTATGGGCGGCGGACAACCCGACCGACTTCTACACCAAGATGGCGTCGAAAACGATGGTCAAGGAAGTGGAGCGGGAAGAAGTGCGCGACAGCGTTGAGAGCATCATTGATGCGATTGACACGGACGGAAAAGTGATCGAAGCCGTCGACGCGGAGTTCGAGGATGTCTGACGACGAGGCGATGCGAGCCAAGAAGATTGAGTTCGTCAAGCGCTGTCGCTCCGATTTGGAGTTTCAATGTCGCCACTGCTTCAAGATCAGGAACAAAGACGCGCAAGTCGTGCCGTTCGTTTGGAACCGCACGCAGCGGTACATCCACGAGAGGCTCGAAGCGCAGCGCTCTCGCATAGGCCGCGTGCGCGCCATTATAGTCAAAGGAAGACAGCAAGGCGTTTCTACTTACGTCGCGGCAAGGTATTATAGTCGGGCGAGTTTGTATAAGAACATTAACGTTATGATCTTGTCGCACGAGTGGCAGTCCGCTGACGCTCTGTTTGACCTTGTTGACCGCTACCACCGCCACAACCCTATTGCGCCGAGGCTCGGCCGCGACAACTCCAAAGAGCTGTCATTTGACGCTCTTGATAGTCATTATAACGTGTTTACCGCGGGAGAGAAGGCGGCGGGGCGTTCTCGCACCACGTCGCTTTTCCACGGCTCGGAAGCCGCGATGTGGAAGAACCCGCAAGAACACTATGCGGCGTCGGTTCAAACGGTGCCTATTCTTCCGAATACGGAAGTTATTCTTGAGAGCACGGCTAAAGGCGCGAGCGGACTTTTCTACGAGAAAGCCATGGAGGCTTTGCGAGAGGAGGGCGAGTACGAGCTGATATTTGCTCCGTGGTTTTGGGAGGAGACCAACGTCGCTGAAGCGCCGGACGACTTCGTCATCGGCACCGAGAAAGACGATTTTGGCCAGACCGACCAAGAGTACATGGAAATGTGGGGGCTTACCCGCGACCAAATGTACTTCCGGCACGTTAAGACGAAAGAGCTGGGATCGCGCGCAATGTTTCGCCAAGAGTACCCGGCGGACATAGCCGAAGCGTTCATCGCCTCATCGGACGACCCGTACATCCCTGCTTATCGCGTTCTTAACGCCCGCCGCAACGACAAGATTGAGGCGCACGGCCCTGTTATAATCGGGGGAGACCCGGCAGGCCCCGGAGGAGACAGATTTGCCGTAGCCGCCCGCCAAGGACACAAAGTCCTGTGGGTCAAGTGGCGAAATAAGATAGGGGCTATGGAGGGCGCTCAATGGGTTCGGGAGCTGGCGCTGGAAGTGGACGCGGAGAGGGTAAATATCGACGCTGGCGGCCTTGGCCACGGCATAGTGTCCATTTTGCGGTCATGGAAAGACACGGCGCACTTAGTTCACGGCATCGACTTTGGAGGGAAAAGCGAGCACAAAATGGCGTACCCCAAAGTGCCGGGACCAAAAAACCGCCGCGCTGAGATGTGGAAGCGCATGAAAGAGTGGTTTGAGTTGGAGGAGGGTGTTTCAATCCCTGACATGCAGGAGCTTTCAACTGATATCCCTGTCACGCGCGTCAAGCCCACCACATCCAATGATCTCGTGTTGGAAAGTAAGGACGACATGCGGAAGCGCGGGGTGCAGTCGCCAGACTTGGCCGACGCCATTGCTTTGACTTTTGCATCGCTACGCTATGTGCCAGTTGACAAGCCCAGACCTGTCAAGGCAAAACCTATATCTGAGGAGCCCACGCCGCACGCTACTTCGGGTGGTGCGGCGTTTCTTTATAACAACCCTAATGGCTGGATGGCCTGATGCCTCTACAGAACAACGACACAAGCGACTGGAAGCGCGCACCAAAGCCGAAGGTGCCTGACGATTTCGACAGCGAAGAAGACTTTCTGTCGTATGCACGAAAGCTGTACTCGGAAGACGTCGGCGCGGACCGCGAAAATCGTGAGGAAGCGCTTGTCGACCACAAGTTTGTGGCGGGCAGACAGTGGGACGAGAACGTCTACCAGCGGCGGTTGAACCTCAAAAAACCCGCGCTGACGTTCAACCTACTGACCGCGTTCGTAGCTCAGTTAGTCGGCAATTACCGCCAATCTGAGAGCGTGCCGAAAGTCGTACCGCTGCACGACGAATACAAGGAAGCGGCGCGAGTACGTGAAGGCTTGATGCGCTCAATCATCAAGAACTCCAAAGCTGAGCGTGCGTTTGGCGCGGCTTTTGAAAACTGCGTAATAGGAGGCCTCGGAAACTTTCAGCTTGTCATGGACTACGCTGACGACGACGTGTTCGATCAAGAAATACGCGTCGACCCCATTTACGACACGGCGGCCGTCGCTTGGGACCACAGGCACGTCGATCCAACAGGAGCGGACGCTCGCCATGTGTTTGTCACGGATCGTATGGCGCGCGCTGAGTTTGAGAAACGCTACCCTGATGCTAATCCGGCAAACTGGGAAAGCGACTACACGGATTACGCCCGCGTCTCGATTGATGGGTGGGTGGATCAGAACAGTGTACGCATAGCGGACTTTTGGCGAGTGCGCTCACGGCGCAGACTGCTGGCGTTGACTGTCGATGGTAAAACAATTGACGTCACCGACGAGCCCGCCACGCCTGAGCTGCAAGCTATGATCCAAACGGACACGGCCGGACGCGCTATTATTCGTGAAACGGACGTTCGCTACGCAGAGCTTTACGTCATGTGCGGCGGCGCACTGCTCGAAGGCCCGTATGAGCTTCCAATTAAGCGTGTCCCAGTATTTCGAGTGCCTGCGTGGGAAATCAACACAGGGGACTATAAAACGCGTTTTGGACTTATTCGCTGGGCGAGGGACCCGCAGCGTCTTTACAACTACTGGAAGTCGGTTGAAGCTGAAAAGCTGATGCTGACGGCGAAAGCCAAGTGGATCGGGCCGTTCGAAGCGTTTCAAGGTTATGAGGACGAGTGGAACAAAGCTCACCTAAGTGACCAGCCTATACTGCGCTACAACGGAGAAGCCGGTACAGCGCCGATACAAGTGCCTCCTGTGCAGATGGAGCCCGCCTTAATCCAAAAGGCGCAGGAAAGCGCGCAGGAAATCAAGGACATTTTGAACATCCACGAAGCTGCGCTTGGCATGACGTCGAATGAAGTGTCAGGTAAAGCCATCATGGCGAGACAGCGCGCCGGTGATCTTGGTACTGTAGTTTATCAAGACAATCTGCGCATGGCCGTAGAGGAGTGTGGGCGTGTCATCAATGATTTGATACCGTATATCTACGATGCGCCACGCGTCATCAAGGTTTTGGGGGCTGACGCCAACATAAGCCCTGCGTATGTGCGCGTGAACTACGGAGACGAGGCGAGCGTTGATCTCACGGACGGCAAATACGATGTTACGATTACGACCGGGCCAAACTATGACACGAAGCGAGTTGAAAGCGCCGAGGTTTTGAAAACGCTAGCAAACGCAATGCCGGAGGTATTCTCGACTTCCGCCGATTTGCTGGTAAAAGCGATGGATATTCCGGACGCTGATCTAATTGCGGAACGGATACAGTATGGTATGCCGGCTGGGTATCCGGGCAAACCTGTTTCGCAACAAGAACAAGCGGCTATGCAGCAACAGCAGCAAATGCAGCAACTTGCCATTCAACTTGAAATGGAAGAAAAGCGCTTAGAGCTTTTGTTGAAACAGGCAAACATTGAAGAAAAGAGAGCTAAAGCCCGCAAGACCATCGCGGACATCGAGAACGACGACGAGAGAACGGAGGCCGAGCTGGCTCGAACGGCATCCGACATAGAGAGCCAACAAACTCGTGACGCTTTACAAGCGATCGACGCATTTACAGGAGAGAACAATGTCTGACGGTGAAAAGAAAGACCCGTTTGAGGGGTTTGTGAACGACGATGGTCTCTGGGACCCCAGCGCCGAAAGCGCTAAAAAGCCAAAAGTAAAAACGCCGGCGGACGAGGGTGCTCCTGACGAGGACGACGCCGAGGAGCCCACGGATGAGGAGCGCGTAGAAGATACTGCGGACGACGAAGAAAATACGTCCGAGGAAGATGGCGATGAAGGGGATGCGGCGGAAAGCGAAGACGACGCAGAAGAAAAACCCAAAAGCAAAAAACAGAAGAAAAAAAGCGTTGAACAGCGTATCCGCGAGCTAACATGGCAGCGTCGCGAGCAAGAGCGGGAGGCGCAAGCAGCCAAAAGCGAGTTGGACAGCGTGCGTGCTGAACTTGACACGCTCAAAAAAGAAATCAACGGGGACTTGACGAATGCCCCTGCCCAGAGTAAGTCAGGGCTAAAGAAGCCAGACCCTAACGATCCAAAGTACCAATACGGGCAGTTCGACCCACAGTACGAAACGGATCGCGATGCGTATCTTGACAAGCTAGTCGAGGAGCGCATAAAATCGGCGACGGAACAAACTCGGCAAGCTGAGGCCGCTGCTCAAAAAGAGCAAGAATATCAGAAACGCACCGCTGACATGCAGCGCAAGGGCGTTGAAATGTTCGAAGATTTCGAACAATCACTAGCCCGCATCGAAAAAATGCCCTCTCTCGACCCGCAGGTCGCTGAGGAGCTACTAGCGTCCGAATACGCGGCACAAATCATCGACCACGCCGCGAAGAACCCGGAAGAAATCTTCGAGTTGTCGGAGAAGTCTCAGCGGGAACAGCTTAAATATCTCGGAAAGCTAGAGGCTCGCTTCGAAACCAACGCTTCGGGCAAAAACAAGACAAAAACCAAGATCACGGGCGCAGCTCCCCCGCCTCCGCGGGCACGCGGCTCAGACAAAGCATCGGCGACCAAGAACGACGAGGATTTTGCGTCGCTCTGGGCGCGAAAAGGCGGCGACGCCAAAAGAAAATAGGCTAGCGTAAAAATGCGTTGGCCGTAGCAAAGGAAAGCAAATGGCCAACGCATTTAAGCTGACAAGCAAAGTAGCAACTAACGCGCTGCTTGTGCTTCTCAAAAACAACCTCGTTTTTGGTCGAAACGTCTCAACGCGCTATTCGCAGTATTTTGGCTCAAAAGCAGAAGCGCTGGGAGACACAATTTCGATCCGGAGGCATCCGGAGTTCATCGTCTCTAATGGCGCTGACTTTGTGAACCAAGACGTCGTGACCGGCTCGTCTACTGTGACGATCGACACTCAGCAGCACATCGGCATCACGTGGCAGCCGACTGACATTCCGCTGAACGTCGACGGCTTGCTTGAAGACGCCATTCTCAACGCTAAAATGGCTCAGCTTGCGCAGCGAATTGAAAGCACGATTGCGGACAAGCTGCTTGAGTTCCCGAGCTGGGTCGGCACGCCGGGCCAGACGGTCAACTCAGCGACCGACTTCCTCAAAGCGCCTCAGCGCCTAGACGAGTTCGCTGTGCCCCCGTCCGATCGTATTGGTGTGATGCCCCCGTCCGACTTCTACGCGACGGCTGGCTCGTTCACGACCCAGACGTTCTACGGGAATGACATCAACGACCGCGCGCTGATGAACGTTCGTCTTCCCATGATTGGCTCAGTACAGCCGTACATGGCGCAGACCACGGTTACGTTCACGACCGGCACGCGCGTCGCGGCGGACAGCACTGGCATCAAAGTCGCCGGCACGGGCCAGAACGTAAACTACTCGGCTGTGCGCGACACGTATCAGCAAACGCTGGACATTGACGGTCTTGAAGGTGGCTCGACGATCAAGCGAGGTGAAGTGTTCACGATTGCTAATGTGTTCGCAGTCAACCCGCGTACGAAAGTGGCTTACCCGTACCTACAAGAGTTCGTGGTGCTCGAAGACGCCACCGCGGACAGTGCGGGAGCGGTTGAGCTTACGATTGCAAACCCGATCATCGCCGCAACGGGCGCAGACGAGACGCTGCGCACCAACACGGCGTTCCAGACGGTCTCCGCCGCGCCTGCCAATGACGCGGTTATCACGTTCAAAGGCTCCGCTTCAACCACGTACTCGACCCCCGTCGTGTACCACAAGGAAGCGATCCAAGCCTGCTTCGTGAAGCCGACGAGGCCGTACGACGGCGAGTTCCAGTACGCCACGGACCCGGAAACGGGCATCACGATCCGTACTTACGCGTTCTCGAACGGTGCTTCCGACACGCACCAAGTCCGTTGCGACGTGCTGTATGGCATCACCAACTACGACCGACGTCTCGGCACGCGCCTGAGCGGCACGGCGTAATCTATACGTCAGCTTCTCTCCTGCTGACGTGCCCGGCCGCCGCGAGGCTGATACCCTCGCGGCGGCTTTTTCTTGCCGCAAAGAGCGGCGTGTGATAGTGCAAGCGTAGAGGTATACTATGACCACCGCGGCTGACATCATTAACGACGCTTACCGTGAAATTAACGTGGTGCCGCTTGGCCAGACACCTTCGACGGACCAGAGTTCGGAGGGGCTGCTCCTCCTTAACCGTTTGATTAATAATTGGTTTGGGCATGAGTTTAGCCAACTGCTTTACGATTGGCAGATACCTGCTCGAACGATTTCCGAAGGGTCCCGAGAAAATCCACGAGACCCTTACGACGAGAGACAAAGCCCCGGCATAAACCCGTACCCCGACGCACAGTCGCGGGTGCTTGTGTCGGCGACTACAAACACGACAATCTTCATGCCGGAATACCCAAGCAACGGAGCACGCATTCGTGTCGTCAATCAAGGCTCCACGGTAAACCTTACTCTTAACGCCAACAGGAGGTTAATTGAGGACGCTGCAAGCGTTGTCGTTGACCTTAGCTCCGTTGACGAGCGCGAATGGTTTTATCGCGCAGACAAAGGAAACTGGGTTCGTCGAGCTGACCTGGCTGGCGACGACGAGCAGCCTTTTGCTCCTGAGTTTGATGACCTGCTTGTGGCGGGCCTCGCTATCAGTCTCGCCCCGCGCTATGAGAAAGACGTTTCGAACGTCACCGCCAGCAAATACCTACAAGACCTCAATCGTTTCCGCGCCGCCTACAAGCAGTACACGCAGGTCCAAACGCAATGGAATGTTAGCGCTTCGCAGTCTTACCGTGTTGACGATGGTTTCTTTGGTAACTTCATCGGCGGGGGTTATTAGTGCGCATACCACTATACCCTAGTATCGACGGTCGCTCTTATGCGCAAATGCCTTTCTTGCCTTTGCTCAACCGCTTCTATGAGCAAAACCCAACTAATCGGGTAGACGGCGTTTCTCTGTTGTCAAGGCCTTTTACTGACCCTCTCGTCGAAGTAGGCGAAGGTCCTATAAGAACGCTCGCCACGTTAAAAGGCGCTTTTGATAACGCGTTATTTGCGGTGTCGGGCAACGCGTTTTTTCGTATTGACCCTGACCTAACAACTACGCAGATTACGGGCACGATAGCGGGAGACGGCGTACCTCAAATAGCTATTCGCTCAGACGCGGTGTTTGTCTGTGACGGCACTACCTTGCAATTTTATGACGGCATGACGGCATCGTTGCAAGCTATCGCTACGCCAGACAGCGTTGGTATTGTGTCTATTGACATACTTGCACAACACGTACTTTGCGTGCAATCGAACTCTCAGCGGTTTTACTGGATTACCCCCGGCGAAACGACCATAGACAGCCTTAATTTTGCTGAAGCAGAACAAATACCGGATGAAATTATCCGTGTACGTGTAGTGAACGATGTGGCTTGGATGTTTGGGGAGCGGTCCACGGAGCAATGGTATGCTAACCCCGCGGCGACGGACGAAACTCTGCGCTTTCTTAGACAAGAGGGTTCTGCTTTTTCACGAGGCATCGTCGAGGGCACAGATGCTGAAATTGACAACGTAGTAATGGTGGTGGGGGACGACGGCCGGGTGTACCAAGTCGCAGGTACGCCTACCCGCGTCAGCAACCACTACGTAGAGCAGCAAATCAGGGAAGCCCTAAAGGCGCAGCGCGATGGCTAATCCTCCGACATTTTCAAATGTTCAGTTGCTGTTGAATTTCGACGGCAACACCACGGACCTCAGTTCGAACGCGCGCACGCCCGACAGCGCTGCGGGCTCCGTAGGCCTTGTGGGGTTTGCAGCAGACATTGCTTCTACGTCTGCTATGGCGACGGCCGTCGCCAAATTTGGACAAGCGCTAGTAAGGTCTGGCGACAGCGAGACTATGGGGGTGGGGTATGGCTACGACTATACTAGTGGTGACCTTGTCCCAAGCGAGGGGGAAGACTTTACGTGCGAATTTTGGCTGTCTTCTCTGGAAGCCTTCTCAGGAGTGCAGGGCATTGTCATTGATGGCGGCGGCCTTCGCATACGGATCACGCACTTTGCGACTAAGTCATTTGAAGCAAGAGTAGCAGGTGCCTCGGCAACAGTTGACCTTGTCTACAATTTTGGCAGCGATGATCCGTTCGATGACGGCGCGTCTCATTTCTACGTTTTCCAGAAAGAAGGCTCGACTTACTCTATATGGTTTGACGGAACGCGCGTCGCGCAAGATACGCAGCCCAGCCAGCTCGATCTCGGTGAGACGGGCACTATTTACATTGGCGGCGATAGCTCAGCGTCTAATAACTCGTATGCGGGCGCTTTCGACAGTTTGCGTATTACAAAGGAAGCGGTGTACGAAGGTTCCCCCGCATCAATTCCCGTTCCAACATCCCCTTTTCCGTCGGGCATTCCTGAAAGCGACGATCTACGACAGCGAGCGTGGCAGTTTACTTTTGACGGACATCCTTTTTATGTCCTGCGGCTAGGGAACACGTCCACACTAGTCTATGACTTGCTAACGGGGCAGTGGGCTGAGTGGGAGACTGACGGATACGACACTTGGAACGCAAACAACGGTCTCGATGACTGGGAAGGGTACCCTGTCGCAGGCGATGGCGACGACGGCAATATATACCGCGTAAGTGCGGATGCGGACGTTACAAACGACCAAGGCTCTCTTGACATTCAACGGCGCATAAGTGCGATCATCCCGCACACGGGCACCAACTGGGCTTCACAAGGAGATTTGCGCGTGTCCGCTAGTGTCGGTGACCCTGTAGATACCGATATTGACTTGGAGCTTAGCTGGAGCGACGATCAAGGACAGACTTACACAACGCAGACAATTTTGCTTGAACAAAGCGCGTTTCGCCAAATGCTGTGGTTTCAGTCATTAGGCTCTTTTCAGTCGCCGGGGCGCGTAGTACGGATTAGCGACAAAGGCGGCTTAGTGCGTATCGACGGAATTGACGCGGACCTAAGAGGTATTGACGTTGGCTCGAATTGACCCGCTGCGGTTTAATACTCCGTTAACGGACGGAGACCGCTATCCTTCTCAGCAATTTCTCAGGCAGTGGAACCAGCAAATTGCGGTAAACACCGAGGTTACAGGCGATGTCGCGTTTTTGCAAGATGAAATTGAAGACATTCAAGACGTTGATATAGTCGCCGGAACAGGCCTCGAAGGGGGTGGAAACATAGCAGGCCCCGGCAACGTCACACTTAATCTCGAAGATACGGCGGTCACGCCGGGCTCTTACACACTAGCCTCCATAACGGTAGACCAGCAGGGCCGTCTCACGGCGGCTTCGTCCGGCGCAGTGCCCATCGAAGACGACGGCACGCCGGGGGGGAGCGCTTCGACGTTCAATTTTGGCTCTGGTGTCGATGCCTCAGTCGATAGCGCTGGAACAGTAACTATTACAGTTCCCGGAGGCTCGGGAGGTGTTGACATTGAAGACGACGGATCGCCAGTTGCAACGGGTGTCACCACCTTAAATTTTGGCACCAATCTCACGGCAACGGTAGACAGCGCTAGTGTCGTTACGATCGCAGCGTCGGGGAGCGGGGGAGGTGTTGACATTGAAGACGACGGATCGCCAGTTGCAGCGGGTGTCACCACCTTAAATTTTGGCACGGACCTCGATGCGACCGCAGACAGTGCTGGCGTCGTCACTGTTGCGTTCGGAGGCTCAGCGGGGGGCTCTGGACCTTGGGAGTTGGTTACGTCGCTTGCTGTTACGAGCGCGCAAACTAACATTGACGTTCCGTTTACGGACACGACGGCGGATGTGTTTCGAATTTGTGGGTTTATACGCGCAAATGATAATAACGGGGTTAGTTTTTTCGGGCAGTTCACGGATGACAATTTTTCATCAGTGATAGGCGGAAACTACAACAACCGAGGCGTTATTCTTTACGACGGCGGCGTTTCTGCAAATCGAAAAGGTGGCGATCGTTGCTGGTTTACAACTGATGAAGTTTCAAATGATGCGGAAAGGCTGACTTATCTAGACTTGTTGTTTTTTCGGCCCGGCGATAGCTCGACGTGGACGCAGTATTATGGGGAATGCTGGGGGCCTTTCGACAGCAATAGCGGAACGCGTAACTGGCGTGTACAAGGCCGCCTAGCCACGACGGACGTGGTCGACGGCATCCGCCTGCGCCTCACAGCTAACGGGGGCTCAGGGTCGTCCGATTTTGCGGAAGCTCAGCTCCGTTTGTATAAGCAGTTCTACGCATGACGACGGTGCTTATAATTGGAGGCGGTCCTAGCGTTCGAGACATTGACCTAGAAGAAGCGCAGCATATCGATACGCTCGCCGTAAACAACGCATGGGAGATAGCGCCGTGGGCGTACGCCATGGTTTTTGGGGATAGCCGATGGTGGGTAGGCTGGGGCAACGGAGAGCGTGTATTGAAGAACTTCAAAGGGCGTATAATCTCCACCAACAAAGGCATCGGAGACCCTCCACGCGTCGAGTATTATGATGTCAGCAACGACTACACAGACCTCGACAAGGACACCGCCTTGCAAGGGCCTGACAGCGGCTCCAAAGCTATCAGTTTCGCGTACCGTCACATGCAAGCAAGCACAATCTTGCTCGCCGGCTTCGATCTAGCAGTCGGCAAAGATGGCAGGACACACTGGCATACGCGCCACCAAGCCCCAGTACAGAAGGGCGCTTTGGCGAATTTCGCTGAAAAACAGGCGGCGCTATACCGAGAACTGCGTGACCGTGGCGTTGACATTTTCAGGGTGACACAGCCCGGCTTAGAGGCTATTCCTTACCGTTGTCTTGAGAGTTTCCTGTGACAGTCTGGCGCACCGTTAACTCTAAATTCGTCAACGACTGGGTGAACCGCTCAGAAATACTTCCCTACGTGACGCCCCCGCAGCTATCAGTCGATAAACTAGATATAACTAGCGCCGTCGAGGATCGCGAAACGCTCTGGCTAGTTTACGGGGACGCCATGGCCGTTTTTTCGCCGCTTGGTGACCGCGAGTACGACGGGCACTACTTGTTCAAATCTTCTTGTCGTGGAAAAAAAGCGCTATTCGCTGCGCAGAAACTGCTTGACGAGGTGTTTACAAGATACCGCGCGCTCGCTATTGTCGGCCGTATTTCGCGAGACAACCGCGCTGCGCGCTATATTACGCGTGCTTTAGGCTTTCACCCCACAGGTGCCGACCTGTCAGACGGCTACGTTGAATACCGCTTGGAGCGCACGCAGTGGGAAACATCTTTGGACTAGGAAGGGGCCGCGAAAACGCCGGCTACGCCCTCAAGGGCTTCAACTACCTTCGAGACAATCCTGTCATCAACCAAGCGCAAGGTGTTGGTCAAGGAGCCACGGGGCTGCTTGCCGGCGCACTAGGCGTGCCCGGCTACGGAGGTGGCTCTCCGACAAGCGGGGGCGGGGGCGGCTTCAACCCTTCTGCGTATCTTGAGGCTAACCCTGACGTTGCGCAAGCGTTCGCCACGAACCCCGGCCCTGCCAATGAGATTGGCATTACGTCCCCCGAGCAGTGGGCTCAATACCACTACGAGACGCATGGCATGAACGAAGGGCGTCCAACTGGAATGTCGGGAGGAGCCAGCGCATCTGGAGGGGCGGCGGGCGGCAGCGGTAATCCAGCTTTTGACGCATTCCAGCGTTCTACAGGCTATCAGGCGCGTCTACGTGACGGCACCAACGCAATCACAGGGTCCGCCGCCACCCGAGGCATGCTAAATTCTGGGGCGACGTTGAAAGCTCTAAACCAATTTGGACAAGAGCAAGCGCAGCAGTCTTTCAACGACTATCTCGGTCTTCTTGGCGGCTTGTCTTCGCAAGGGCTGCAAGCGGCGACTGCTGTAGGCGAGGAGGGCACTGAGGGCGGCGTTAAGGCGGCGAAGACGCAGCCCGAAACAAAAGGCATCTTCGGACGCCTTATCAACATTTAAGGTAATCGCGTGGCGCTTCTACAAGACATCATCGACATTACGGTGCCGGGGCAGCAAATAAACGCCGCTCGCGAAAAGCGCGCGCAGCGCGAAGCCGCCGAAGCCGCGAGGCAGCGCGAAGCCCAAGCGTTCGAAGCTATTAGCAGCGGTGACGTTATGGGCGCGGCTGCGTTTGACCCACGTGTTGCGTCTCAATATCAACAGGTGCAAGGCAACCGTCTAACTCAGCGTGATGCGGCCGATCAACTGCGTACGCGAGCGCTTACACGCGCCGTACGCGCAGGCCGCGGCTTGGCGGAACGCATCGGAGACCCCCTTGCGGCGTTCGATATGGTCTCGAAAAACGCTGGGCGTCTCTTTGGAGTTTCACCCGAGGAGGCGCAGCAAGCGCGTGCGCTGGTAGAACAAGGAGGCTTCGACGCACTAGAGAACGCTCTTGTAGGCCCCCAAGAAGCAGATACCCGAGGCCGTTACATCTCAACTCGAAACGGCATTTTTGATACGCAGTCGCAGCAAATAGTGGAAGGCACTCGCCCCGCAGGGGACCCTCTTGATCGTGAGTACCGGCTAGCTCAGATTGACGCAACTGAAGCGCTGGCCGAACAGCGGCGCGCGCGTACTGGAGCGGATGCCCGCATCCCTGAAACCGCGGGCACCAAAAAACTCGACCAAGAGTTTGCTAAAGAGACCAGCGATTACCTCAGCGGCGGCGCTTCCGTCGCAGCCTCCAACGTTGCGCGCCTCGACAACGCGATTGAGCAGCTTTCTGCCCGAGACGACCTTTCCGGCCCAGCCGCAGGCGCTTTACCGATCGCCGTGCGCTCAGTTGTCAATCCTCGTTCGGCCGCGGTGCAGCAGCAAGTGCAGAACGCCATCCAAGAGAGTTTGAAAGCCACTCTTGGAGCGCAGTTTGCGCGCGTGGAAGGTGAACAGCTACTCGACAGGGCGTTTGATCCACGCCAACAAGAACAAGAGAACATCCGCCGTGTCAGTATCGTAGCCGCTACGCTACGCGACCAGCTCGATCGTAAACAAGAAATGGTTGACTATTTCACGGCTAACGGCACCCTTCGAGGTTACGAGGGTCCGCGCCCCGACCCACAGGCGTTCAATGACTTGCTGCGCCAGTTTGAACGCGAAGACCGCAGCTTCGGCCAAGACGACGCGTCGGGAGGTGAAGGAATGCCGCAGGCGGCGGTCGAAGCCGGAGTTGACGCCGCTGACTGGCAGTACATGACGGACGAACAAAAGGCGCTGTTTGAATGACGACGCAAGAGCAAAAGCGCGCGCTGGCGATTGCTCGGGCGCGTCGTCGTCGCGCAGAAGCCGAAAGTCAGCAACAAGAAGGCCCATCACTTGGCACACGCGGGGAAGCACTGCTTCGCGGCGTTGGCACAGGCGCGCTTGGCGTCGGCGATCTCGCGGCGGGCGTAGGTTCGTCGGTCGGGAACCAGCTTCGCCCCGTTTTTGGAAAAGAGCGCCTCCCGGGCACCGGGTTCGAGCGCGAGCGTGCACGACGCGAGCAGCTACAGCAAGAAGCGCCGTTTGCTTCGGGGGCAGGTACGGTCGCCGGAGCTCTAGCTCCCGTTGCAGGGGTGGCTGGTCTTGCACAACGAGCAGGGCTTGGGTTCCGTAGCGCTCAGCCAGTATCTAATACGCTGCGAGCCGCGGCGGGAGGAGCCGCAGCGGGAGGCGTTACTGAGGCGAATTTAGGCGGCGACGCAGGCGACATCGCCAAATCGGCTGCTGTAGGGGGTGTCGCGAGCCCGGCGGCGGGGGCGGCGTTGCGCGGCGCGGGAAGTGTTGTGGGCGCAGCTCGCTCACTGGCGGATCGCAACGAGTTGACAGGCTTTCGTGCGCTAGCGCGGTCCCTGAACCGCGAAGGCATTGATGAAAACGTGCTAGCGCAGCGCTTCACTGATTTCGTAGAAAAACGCGGTCGACGCCCCAGCGTATCAGAGCTGTTGGGCAAAGAAGGCGGCGAAGCCGTGCGGGATACTGTACAGGCGGGCTCGCGAGCCAAACGCACGCTGCAACGGGCGTCGGAGCGTCGTGAAGCGCGCGCGCCGCAAGATGTCTCAGACGCTATTCGTGGTGGACGCCAAGTTGTGTCTGTCTCAAAGTTGGAAGACTTGCGGAAAGTCGCGGCTGACGAAGCTATGGCATCCCTTGGGCCACGTACCATTCGGTTCAACCCCGAAGCCGTCGATGCTATTATTGGCAACCGAGATATCTTCAAAGCGCTTGACTTTGACGAGCAAGCGGCTTTGCGAGAAATCGCGGACAGTGGCGGCGAGCTGACGATCCGACAAGTCGAGAACGCGCGCCAAGCGCTTGCTAAACGCGCTTCGGGTCCCGGAGGAGCTCCTGCAAAGTTCCGCGCGTTCCGGGAAGCCTTGGTCGGAGACGCGACGGACCAAGTGCCTCAATATGGCACGTACTTGCAAGCCTACGCACGTCGAAGTGAAGGTATCGGCGGCGCGGAAGAAGGCCAGCGGATCGCCAACGCAACTACAAGGGATTTCCTCCGATCTGCGGAAACTGCCTCACAGCCTCGCACTGGCGGCGCGCGGGTAGGAGCACGTGGCGCTTTGGCTGACGCAGCGCTCGAAAGCCCCGGAGCGGCGGAGCGCACGGCGCGTCGCCTAGCCGACGACGCGGGTTTGCAACAACGCCTCTCCGCTCTTGACCCTCGCGAAGCTGCGCGGCTGCGCGATGTTGGAGAGACCGAAGTACGCGCCGTGGAAGGCGTGCGAACGGCGGCGGGAGGCCGTGCAGAGACAGCGCTTGAGGAAGGGCAAGCTAACCTTCAAAGCGCACTCGAAGGCATCGGTATCGCAGCAGGACGGGCAGGCCCCGGCTGGGTCGCTCAATTTGCAGGCAGGCTAACGCAGCGCTTTCGCGTGCCGCCGTCCGCAGCGCTTCGTCTTGCGGAGGCCGTTACCGATCCTGCGCAGGCGGAAGACGCCCTACGGATGCTTTCGCGAGCAGGCGTTGAGCCCACTGCCGTGCAGCGCATCGCGCGCGATGCGTCGCAGGCCGCAGGCCGCACCGCAGGCCCATCAACTACACAGGAGCAATAAGTGGCCACGTTTTCGGACAACCTCGAACAATCACACCCGGAAGCGGTGACTTATAGCGGCTCAACGATCGCTGTCGTATCAGGGCTTTCCCTAGCGCAGTGGGGCGTGGTAGTTGGTATAGCGACGGCGCTGCTGGGCCTCACTGTGCAAATCTATCTTGGGTTCCGCCGTGAACGACGGGAACGGGAGTTGCACAAGCTCAGGCTCGCTGCGCTGAAACGAGACAAGTAGCACAGGAGAGAGTATGGCCGTTAAGAACCGCCCGATGCGTATGACACGGGCGTATGTGGAAGGGTATGTCGAAGGCCGGACAAATCCCGCCACGCACGTTGAAGCCCCTTACGCTCGAACGCAGGAAGTAAATGACTTTGCTCGCGGATTACACCGGGGCCGGGTCTTACGAGCATTCTTCAGTCAAACTAAAACAGGCAACGTCGAGATTGATAAGGACGTGCTGGCTCTGCGCCGCGAACGAGGAGAGAAAATCTAATGGCCACTTCAAAAAATATCCCAGACGAGCAAGTGCTTGCAGCATGGGACAATGCTAGCGGCAACGCTGCGGAAGCGTGCAGAAAGCTGGGGATAAGTCGAGGCAGCCTCTACCCTCGGTTGAAAAAGCTCGGCATTAAGACGGACAAAACCTCGCTGCTTGGCCAGCTAGGAGGTATCAGCACTGTCAAAATGCCACGCCCAGAAGGCGACGAAGTCAAGCGCTACATCATCACCTCGGCGCAGAATAACACAAAAGTCAACGCAGTGTTCTGGGAGCGCCTGCTCGACTTAGCGTCTTTCTACGACGCGTCTGTGATGGTCTGTCCGTTTACTTACTCGCCGCAATCATCGCGGACGGAAGTCGACAGCCCATGGTACGACCCCGAGGTGCAAGAATTTCTAGTCACTGAGCGCACGCAGCTTGCCCCCGGCCTCATCTTGTGCGCAGAGATTACGCGCACGCTTCCGACCGCAGCCCGCCCGCTCAGTGGATATGAGGCGTACACGGGCCGCGCGTCAGGCATCTTCCCCCACCCAAAGATCGCCATGGAGCCCATCCCGTCGATGAAGAACGAGGCGACAAAATTCAACTACACTACAGGATGCGTAACCCGACACAACTACTCTCGCACCAAAGCCGGTTTCAAAGGGGAGTTCCACCACGCCTACGGCGCGTTGATTGTGGAAGTGACCGCTAACGGGTGGTGGGTGAGACAACTCAACGCTGACAAACAAAACCGCATCTACGACCTCGATGTCTGCATTGACGAAGAAGGTGTCACGTACGGGGTTCCTGTCGAAGCGCTTATATTTGGGGACTTCCACGCGGCGGAAATCGACCCAGAAGTGCTGCGCGCAACGTGGGGCGATAACGCGCTTGTTGATTTTCTTCAACCTTCGCAGGCTATCTATCACGACTTTTTCGATATGCGGTCTCGTCCGTGGCAAGACGAAGCGTCGTTCCACCGACAGTTCCATAAGCACGTACATGGGCAAGAAAGCGTTCGGGATGAACTCGAAGAAGCGCGGCGTATATTTCTGCAAAAAGTCTGGCGCGAAGGTTGCAAGCATGTTTTTGTACGAAGCAACCACGACATTAAGTTGGAGAAGTGGCTTGATACAGCAGATTATCGACGCGATCCGGTTAACGCGGAGTTTTTCCTTGAAGCGCAGCTCGAAAAGGTTAGAGCGATTGCTTCAAAAAACGACCGCTTCAACGTCTTCGAATGGTATATGCGCCGTGACGGGCTCCCCGGCGACATCATATTTCTCCAAGAAGATGAGAGCTACATCATCTGCCAAAACCGAGGAGGAGGCATCGAGTGTGGTCAGCACGGTCACTTGGGTCCGAACGGGGCCAAAGGTACCCCGCGCGGTCTTGCAAAAATGGCTCGAAAGCAGTTTATTGGAGACAAGCATAGTCCATGTATTGTTGACGGACTATACGTCGTCGGTACATGCACAGGTAGGAACGTTGCCTACACGAGAGGGCCTTCTAGCTGGTCGCCGACACATGGAGTTGCTTACGAAAATGGTAAGCGAGCACTACTGACTATGTGGAAAGGTCGTTTCTTTGCTCCGCGAGAAGGGTTAACGCCGTGATCTTTACGCTAACTTTCGTTGCCTCGTTCGTTTTCATCTTCTTAAGAGCGTTCCAGCAACGGAATGTGGCGTTCGACCACGAGTGGATAGTCCTGCCTACGGCTTTGGTGATGGCGTTTGCCGAGGTATACGTCGTCGCTAACATTGCCGTCAAAGGATACTCTATACCGCTGGTGTTGACTGTCGGGGCAGGGAGCGGCTTCGGCACGCTAGCGGCTATGTGGTCGCACAAGAAGGTGTTCAGGAGGCGTTGATGCCACTTAAAAAAGGCAAATCCAAGAAAGTCATATCGTCTAACATCCGCAAAGAGATGAAAGCAGGAAAGCCTCAAAAGCAGGCGGTCGCCATTGCGCTGAACAAAGCAGGAAAAAGCAGGAGAAAGAAATGACGCGCGCTGAGAACTTTTTTTATGAAGGCCACTTTGACCGTTGCGAAGGGGTGAAGCCACGCACAAAGTTTGTTTATCACTGGGATGAACAAAACTATCGCTTGGGGTATGGCAGTGCCAGTGAAATTCCATCTTTAAGCCACCCGGTAGGGGACATTGACAGCGACGAACGCGGCTCAGGCGCACGCGCCATCGGAGGCAAACCAAAGCTCGAATACGTACCCCTTACCGTGCTCCTTTCTGTTGCGCTTCGCCGCCATCTGTTACCGGAAGTCGACTTGCAAACAATGGAGTTCCTCGCCGACTTCGAGGCGCGCGACGACCTCCACGGAGCGTCAAAGGCGCTTGAACGGCTGTGGGAAACGCACGGTATTGAGAGCACGTGCGCGCAGTTTGATTTCGGAGCCAAGAAGTACAAGGCGTGGAACTGGGCGAAGGGCATGAAGTGGTCCGTTCCCCTTGCATGCATCAAACGGCATTTGTGGGCGCTACTAAACGGCGAAGACATCGACCCAGAGAGTGGAGTAAGCCACTGGGGAGCGATAGGCTGCAATCTAGTCATGCTCGCGCACTTCGCCACGTTCTACCCCGAAGGTGACGACCGCCCGCCCGCCTCGATGTTTGCGGTTGACACTCCGGCGGCCGAAGCCGACAACAGCTAGCCCAGCAGCTACAGGAGGAGCCCATGCTCACCACGTTCGTTCTAGGTGCCATTACTGGCGGCGCTGTGATCTTCCTTTTCCCCGGCCTCGGCACAGGCGGTAGCGCAATCTATCGCGCTGTCCGCGACTTTGTTGAGCGCACGTTCTAAGCACAAAGCCCATCGCATACGCGACTATGCGATGGGCTCTTTTTCATGGAGGACGCATGACCTATCCCGGCAACCCGCACCAGCTCGGGGAAGACGGTCTCCGTCTTCTTAAAGACTTCGAAGGTCTTGTGCTCTACACCTACGACGACTTCGACCCGAAGCCGACTAAGACTTTCATACAACAACCCGAAGACGCGGTGTGGGGCGGCACTTTGACCATCGGTCACGGCCACACAGGCCCGGACGTCGTCCCCGGATTGCGGATCAACGAGCGTACCGCCGCCGCTTACTTGCGCGCCGACGTAGGACAAGCGGAGCTGGCGGTATATGGGGGACTGCGCGTCAAAGTGCGCCAAACGCAGTTCGACGCGCTTGTGTGTTTCACCTACAACGTAGGGGCGGCTAACTGGCGCGCGTCGACGCTCCGTCGGAAGTTGAACGACGGAGACGACTACGGAGCCGCTCAAGAGTTTGAGCGCTGGGTCTTTTCCAAAGGTAAGCGTCTCAAAGGGCTAGAGCGCCGTAGAGCGGCTGAGAAGGAGCTGTTCCTCCGGTGAGTTTCTTCCTCCTCAAGCCTGAGAACGTTGTCCACATCCACATATCGAAGACAGGAGGCTCAACCCTTCGTCTCGGCGTGTGGGGGAAAGAGAACTACGAAGGGCCGGCCTTTGGTGGAATGCCGGGGGCCTGGGCTCCGCGGTATAAGTTCGCGTTCGTTCGGCATCCTATGGAGCGTTTCTACTCCGCGTATCGCGACTTTTCACAGATACGTAACTACCAAGGAACCGTTGAAGATTTTGCGCGGGTCACTCTGAGAGCAGCCCCAGAAGGCCCGTGGGTACGTGTTTGCAGCGGCATAAGTGACCACAACATCCAACACCACACGGCTCCTCAGACGTGGCCAGAGCACGGCTTACAGCACGCCAACTTCATAGGCCGCTATGAGCAATACACGCGCGACGTAGTACGCTTGTTCAAGCACATTGGCAGGCCTGCGCCGGCGTCTCTACCCCGTCTTCGTGAAACGGAGCCCGCCCCGCTGCGCATGGATCGCGGTCTGTTTCGCGAACTCAAGGAGTTCTATCGCAAAGACTACAAGGAGCTGGGTTACGATGATTGAAGGGAGTGATAAAACTCGCGGTATGACTGAGAGCAGCGAAGCGCTCGTAGCTCAGATTTACGCAGAGTTGCCATTAGATCGGCTGTCTGGGCGCGACTTAGCGGTCCTGTCGGGATTGGTGATGGCTGCTGCTGAGCGCAAGCTAGCAGCGGAGAGGGCAGCTCGGGCAGCTTCGGCTCACTGAATAGCGCGCAGCCGCTCAACGACATCGCCGCTAAGACACAAGTCATTAGCGCCGGGCTCTTGTTTTGCCGCTTCTCTGATAGCTTCCGCTCGATCATTGTTTTCCTTGTCCGTCTGCGCGTCGGCGACGCCTCGCTCGTATGCACGGGCGGTTGCTGCGCCGGTCTTTTCCGCGTATTCCGCCTGTGCTTGGGCTGCGGACAGCTTGCACCGCGTAGTTGCATCTTGGCGACCTTTGACATACGCGCCGACGACGATAAGCAGCGCCGCGGCGATGGGCCAAAAACGCGTCAACGCAGCCATTAGCGATCAGTCCACTCAGGCTCGACGCAGGCGGTTGAGAACTGAAGGTGTGGTCCCATATTTGCCGTCGCGCGTTGGTGAAAGTATTTTTCGAATTTCTGACACTGCTCAGTGTCGTCGAAAGGGCGGATTATAATCTGTTGCTCGTTCGCAAACACGTCTACAAGCACGGCGAGGAACAAGGCTTCAATCATATCTAGCCTCCTAGTCCGGTAAACGACGCAATTATAGCAAATGCACCAAGAAGAACGGCTCCCGCAGCGTCAGGGTTAGTGAGCCCGATGTACGCCACCAGCACAACTGCAAGGCCAAAAACGATAATACGTGCACGCTTTTTCAAAAGATCACCTTGTCAGTGGGCAGAAGCCACGCCGCCTCCGTGCTAGCGACGGAACCTACTTCCGTTAGCCAGCGCTGTCAACCTTCGCCTTTAAGCGCCGAGATGCTTGATAGTGAACAATGACAGGGTCTTCGTTGGGCTGCGGGCCGTCGAATATAGTTGAGTATCGGAGAGGCAGCATCGTCAGGCGGTGGTCAGGAAGGCAGTTGGAGACGAGCTTTTCCAGACACGCTTGCTCTGTCTGGCTTGCTTCGCTTTCTTGTAGGTAGCCAAGAGCGCGGGACTGAGCATGCGAGCGCCAGAAACCCAGTAAATGAGACGCGGAGATGTCTTTCCCAAAAACCATTGTACCAGATGAAAGGTTGCCTTTGGGCTGACGAAAGTGCGCAGCAAAGCCGAGGTTTATACTGAACAGCATCTTCGGGTAGGCCACTACTTCTGCATCCGCATCGAGCCACACAAGAGAACAGTCTTTCCAGCGACGCCTGCACGCGTCTAGAATGAAAGGCTTTTCCCATATATTCTCACGCCACGAGCCCCGCGACGTATAGCCGACTAGCTCGTAGTCCAGCCCAAACTTTTGCAAAGAAGGCTCTAAGCGCGTCTTGACCTCCTCCTCGTAGCCCGTGCCGATGGTGTAGCCCGAAACAAACAGCGTGGTCATAAAAGCTCCTTCGTCAGGTGCTGGAAAGGCAGCCCTTCGCGCATTTCATCGAGCGTCCACTGCGTATAAGCAAGGTTGTGCGCCCACTGGGTGCGGTCGGGCATCGGCGGTTCATCGAGCGTCCACTGCTGTACCAAAGAAGCCACCATAGAGCGCCGACGCAGGGGTATGTGGGGAACGCCCTCTATGACGCTGTCAACGCCCGCGGTGGAGCAGAGCGCTATGGTAGCCCAGCAATTGCGCAGGTCTTCGACAAGAGGCTTTGCTTTTCCAACGACGGCAGGATGCTTCCTGAGCCGCACAGGACGTTTTTGCGAATTTTCCAGCAAGTGCACAATCTCCTGCACACGGCGCTCGTAACCTTCGTTCTGCACGCTCGTGTCCCACGGGACTTGGCCCAACACCAGCCAGTGCTCCCCGTCTTGCCGCCACGGCCGAAGATTGACGCCAAGACGCTCCCACCGATCGCCGGGGGAGTTGGCGTTCTTATAGTCAGCAAAGCCGCCTCCGTCGCCCAGCCCGCACGCGTAGTGCGTGTCGCGGCGCACGTAGCCTCGCTCCATAACAATGCAGTGGGGAGCGGCTGCGCGTATTTCGTCGCGGTAGAACGAGCGGGAAAGGAACTTCGTCGACGTAACGCCCCAGACAATCGCCACGTCGCAGGGCTCGTAGCGCACTTCTGCAAGTCGAATGTCATGCCCCAGAGACCGAACCCCCTCGTACATGGCGCGCTGAGCGTCCATGACGCGAGGGTCAGTCTCGTTGTTGTGGAACAGGCGCACTACGGCCACACGAACACCATGCCGTTGTCGCGGAAGAAGTCACGCTGCATTGTCGAAGCCTCCTTCGCAGCTTGCGTCAGCATGGTGTCGTATTTGAACCCCTCGTCCTCAAACTTAGCTATCCAATACTCCGCCGGCCGCTCATTGTGGTGGTGGGGAATGTTGCGCCCGGAGGGAGGATGCGCCGTAGCCGCGACGAGGTTTGCGCGGCTCAGCGTCACAAGCGCGTTCGGAGCATGCTCCTCCGGCAAGTGCTCAAGGAACTCATTGCACCACGCAAGGTCAAAGAAAACGCTGGGGGCGAAGTGTAAGGGGCCTTCCAAAAAGTCGTGCGTTATAGTCGCTCCAACGTCCGGGTCGCCGTCCACTCCGACGATGTCGTCGTAGCCAAGCGATTTAGCGGCGTCGCATTGGCCGCCGGGACCGCAACCTACGTCGAGCAGGCTGCGACAGCCCATGTGGTCGCGGAAGAAACGGAGCACGCCTTCGTCGACGTGCGTCCGTCCTAAGTGTGAGCGGTTGTGCCAGTCGGCCACGTTCTTACTCGCAGAGGGAGTTAAAAGCTTCTTCCGCGGCTTTGGCGGCGGCTTTGGCGGCTTCTTTCAGAGCTTCGCCGTCGCCCGATCCGGTGTACGACACTTCTATACGCGGCTCTGGGTCGCCATTATCGTTCACGCCAACGCATACGTTGATGTGGTAGCAAGGGTCCGTCAAAACACCATTAAAGAAAGGGGCGCTCTGTTCGGGCGTCTTTTCAGACGGCGTAGCCAAGCCTCCCTGCATCAACGCCTGCGTCTCGGACGAGAACGCGGCTGAGATAGGCGCTTCCGCCGGCTGCGGAGCTGCTTCAACTGGTACAGCGCGCGGCGTCGTATTGGTAAGCTTTTGCTCGATCTTCTCCTCTTGCGTGGGCTCTGCGGCTTCAGGCGACGAGGCCTTCGCTGGTGCGTCCCAGCCCTTGATGCCTTGCTTGGCGGGTGGGGTGGTCGGAGCCTGCTGCTGCGCTGGCGCGGCCTGAGCCGCTTCCGCTTTCCGCTTTAGTTTTTCGAAGGCCATGTCACTCTCCTGTTGAGTTGCTTCAGATTTGAACGCTGTGTTGATGGACTGCAAGAACCGTTCCTGCGTACTATCCTTGTCCAGCAACGCTGCGTACTTCAATTCGTCGATGCTGTCGTCGACGAGTAGAAGATGGTTTATAATGTGGTCCGCTGTGTTGCCTTGGCGACATATACGCGCGATGACCTGATCATATACTTCAAAGTCCCACACCGCTGAAAAATGACAGATATGCTGCGCGCCGCCTTTCTGAAAGTTCAGTCCGTGCCCTGCTGATACAGGATGTACGGCGAGCACGTCAATAGCGTTTGCGTTCCAGTCATCTTGAATGTCGTACGCTTCGGCATCCGTGGTGCCTTTGCCGAGGTATCGAAGTGGTTTGCCAAAACGCTTCTCATGCCATTCTTTGAGCTGATCGAGATCATGGTTAAACTCATACGTGACGAGTAACGCCGCGCCGTTCAACTCCGAGACAAGGTCGTCAAGAGCCTCGATCTTCGCACCGTGCACATCGATAACGCGCCGACCGCTACTGCCCGCCTCAGTGTTCGCGTAAACGCGGCCGTTCGCGAGCTGGGCGAGCTTGCTATAGAGCCCCGCCGCGTTCGCCGCTTCAACGGCCCCGCCTTCGACTTGTAGCAGCATCTCTTTTTTAAGCGTGTCATACGCTTTCTTCGACTTCGGATCGAGTTTGATCCGTATTAAGTTGTCGATCTTCTGCGGCATGTCAATCCAATCCTCCGCGGCGATGCGAAGGACAAGGGGCGCGATGGCTTCTTCAATACGTTTGTCAGCGCCGGGGGCTAGCTTGTAGTCATAGCCTGCGAAACCGTCCGGCTGAAAATACTTGTCGCGGAATTTGCGAATGCTGTAGCCAAGAGAGTTTCCGCCATCAAGTAGAAGTATTTGGCCGAACAAGTCTTCGTAGCCGTTAGGAGTGGGCGTGCCTGTCAGCCCCCAAACACGCGCCGTTTTGGAAGTAAGCTTACGAAGCTTCTTACTCCGGTCGCTCATGTGGTTCTTGAACTTGGTAAGCTCGTCAACAACCACGGTGTCGAATGGGAACTCGGAGGGGCGGTGTTTGTATTGCTCGTATAACCACGCCACGCCTTCCGGGTTGATGAGCCAGATGTCAGCGTCTTGGCGCGCCAGCTCCTTTTCTTTCTTCGCCAAAGGCCCGTCGGGCTTCCACGGCGGCCGGGAGTTGTGCAGCCATGCGAACCGGAGATGCGTGAACTCCCTCCACTCTTGGCTCTCTTGCCACCACGTTAGCTGGCACACGCGCCGCGGAGCGATGACGAGGACGCGCTGCGCCACGCCGCTTTCCAGCAGCGCGGAGACCGCGGCCAGCGTCGCCGCGGTCTTGCCGGTGCCCATGTCGGCGAATAACGCCGCCGCGCCGTTGTGCAAGAGGAACTCAACGGCTTTCTCTTGGTAAACGCGAGGGGTAAACGGCTTTGCGCTTTGCTTTAAGAGCCGCACGACGCTCTCTTTCGCGCGTTGCTAAGGTATCCTATGGCAAAATCTGGACAATCCGCCACTACGACGTCGTAGCCAAGCGCGTCCAAGTCTTTGATCCGCTTACGCTGCATTGGCGTAGGCTTCTTTCCCGTCGCTTTGTACTCGATGAACACAGGACGGCCGCCGGGAATAAGATACATGAAGTCAGGCCAGCCCGCAGCAACGCGGGGGTTTAGGACAAGACGGATATATTCCATCTTTTCTTTTTTAGCCCACGCTTGCACCCGCTTTATGACCTCAGCTTCAAGCATAGACCCTGACACCCAGCTTTTTAAGCTGCCTTTTTTCTTCGGCTTCGTCAGGCGTCCTCGCACTTTCCCCCAAAGCCGCGAGATAAACTTCAAGTATCGCGTCTTGCTCTTGCCTCTCCGCTGGGTCCATTTTGCGAAGACGGACGATCGTACGAACGATTTTAACGTCGTACCCTTCGCTTTTCATTTCCGCGTACGTCTCCTTGATGTCGTCGGAAAGCTCTTTCTTTTCTTCCTCCAACCTCTCTATGCGCTCTATGAAAAGTCGCAGACGGTCGGCGGCGACGCCTCCGGTGTTTTGCTGGCGCTCAGTCATACACGTCCTTTCATGTGGGGGTGTTTTTTCATCCATGGCGGCATGGTCCTCCTTTTGATACTCCAAACGGACACCATTTGCACTTATCGTTCGGTTTTGGGGCGAACAGCGTATCGTTGAAAAGCGGCTGCACTTTCCGTTCCCACTTTTCTCTCAGCGCTTCTTTCTGTGACGCGTCAAACTCACGTACAATCTCTCCGTCTTTGCCCGGAACGTCAAGGTACCACAAGCGCGCTTCTACTTCCTTCAGCTCGGGGTAGCGGATCATGAACGTCAACGAGAACAGCTCAATCTGATCCTCATTTGTCGCGTATTTCTTGCCGGTCTTATGATCGACAATTGTCGCCGTATTGTCCGGGTAGATGACGGCTGCGTCAACTTTAGAACGAAACCACGTCTTGTTCCAGTCGCGCCACCCGCTCGGACGCCACTTGCGGTCAAAGCACACCTCATGCTCGACGAGTGGTGACATTTGGGCTAACTGCTCGAACTGCGAAGCGAAGTTCTGACAGCTCGTCGGCACCTCAAACAGCTTGCCCGTCAGGTAGTCTTCGGCTTCCTTGTGGATGCGGTTGCCGCGCTCGAACGCCGCGACAGGCGGCTGAGGCAGCTTGTCAATGCGCGCGTACTTATACTGCGCCGGGCACATCTCATACTGAGCAAGGGCGGAGTAAGACCAGCTTTTCACTTTGTTAGGCACGCTCCCTCCTTTGGAATACGCATCCAAGAAATGGCGTTAACACAAACACCTTTATGCCTTTTCAACGTAATGCGTCTCTGTACTACTCTTTTCGCAGGGCTCCGTCTCATGCCAGAAGCTCCTTGTACATGCGTGCCATGAACGCGTCTTCGCTCTCGCCAGCCTCAGGCTTCTTGCAGCCTCCCCACGTTGAACCGACCTTCGGAGAAGAAAGCATCTGCACGTCCAACTCAATGCTCTCCATGCACTCCTTCAGCAGCGCCATGGCGTCAATTATGTCTGCCAGCGGAACGCTTATGTTAATCTCATCGTACACCGTGACAAGAAAGCGCCATGTCGATTTCCGTTTTGGGTGGTAATAGAAACGTATCAACGCCTCTTTAGTGATGTCCGCTGCTGATCCCTGAACATAGTAATTCAATAGCTTATAGACGAAGTCCATCATGCGGCCGCTGACCATCCGCGGCTCCTCCGCGAAGTACGCGCGACCACCCCACGTCCTTATAGGTATGTTAAACCGCGAAAGCGTCTTAATAACGTTGTTGACGATCTTGCGGCCCGGTAGCGCTTTGTCATGGAACTCTTTGAACTCTTTCGCTTCAGGCCGCGTGATGCCAAGATTTGTCATCAAAGCGTTTAGACCACCGCCGTAGATAGACTGGAAGTTCGTAATCTTGACCGACGTGCGGTCGTACTCCACGCCTTTCAAAGCCTCCATCTTAGCTTTGACAAGGTCATGCACATCGAGCTGCGGGTCAGCTTGATAAGCGTTGCTAAGCTCCCCGCACTCCACGTCGCCAAATACACGCAGCTCTTGGCCGTCGAAGTCTCGGTGCAGAAACACGCACCCTTCGTCAGGCCACACGTAGTTCCGTACGAGCGGTAGTGGGTCGACGGGCAAATGGGCAGGATGGCGGTAGCCGTCCACGCCGCCTTCCCTGAACTCCTTGCTAATGTTAAGCAAGTTCGGATTTGAGGTAGAAGGGCGGCCCGTGCGGGTGCCTCCAGCGCCGCCCCGCGTCTGGTTCCAGTTAGTGTGGATGCGCCCACCAGTCAGCCGTCCCTGTTTTAGCCACGGGCGCATGAACGTCCCCAGACAGGTGCCGAGGCGATTGCGGTAACCAAAAGCGCTCGCCACCTCCGGATCGTTGTACATGTCGGGCGTCAGCGCTTTCTTGCTGACGCTGCGCTTACCCGTTTTGGTAAGTGTCCACTTGTCGTCGTCTACGACGCCAGCGGCGGCGAGCGCCGCCGCAACCTGCTGATCTGCGTCGAGGTTCAAATCTGGCGCGCCAAGTCGCTCACGCAGCCACTCATCAACGCACTCCCTGTGCGCCTCGTATTTTGCTATGTCTCGTTCCAGCGCTTCAAGGTCGACGCGCAGGCCGAGCCTTTCGTTTTCCATGAAGATAGGCAAGACTAGGCGTTCGCGGTCATAGGCGGGGCTCATGTGCGCTTCCGTGATAAGAGGCAACCCCCACTCAAACAACTTGCCTGTGCGCAGCGTATCCCCATTAGCGTAAGGACCTACGAGGTCCGCGGGCATCTTGCTTATCCACTCGCCGGTGGAGCGTTTTATGGCCTGCGCTTTGCCTTTTTCTTTTGATATACGCGGCATGTCGGGGTATTGGTCGTGCAACTCCTTGCGATGCTCCCACAACCACTCCGCCATCTCGTCTCTCTCGTCCGGGGGCATGCCCAGCAGCTCCGCCGCCGCGGTTTTAAGGTCCAGCGCTTTAGAGTGCGGATTTTCTAAGAACAAGATAAACATTGTGTCGTGCACGCGGTGCCATGGCAGCACCGGAAGTTGAAAGTATTCATAGCACACGGCGAGGTCGAACTTGGAGTTGTGAAAAACGAACTCAATCGTTGGGTCTTCCCACATATCCAAGAGACGCGCTTTGACGTTCCCTTCATTGCAGTTGTTGCCGGAGGGGTGGCCCCACGCCCAGTAAGCGGGCTCGTCGCCGGGCAAAAGCCACCACTCCGACAACCCTACCGGACGTGGAGGGAACGCCGGTCGGTCTTGGATGCGGTCCGTCTCAAAATCTAGAACGACGTAGCGCTTCATCGCGACGAGCGAAGTCCCGACAGACGATTGCCGGCGCGTTGCTGGGTCGTTTGACGTTCTTCCGGCGGCTGGTACGGCTCAATGATGTTGTCCGCCGCTTCTTGGTGTCTTTTACGCATCGTCGGGAACATATCACCGTCAACCAAGCCGATTGCCTCGAAGTTTAACGAATAGCCCCCGCCGTCACGTGGCAAGATGCTGATCTCCGTGACGACGCCATAAGGAGGTCGGGCATGTTCGCTTTGGCATTGCTTGACGAAACGGTCGAAAGCCTTCGTGCTAGTCTTCGGCACTTTCAAGACCAGCATATCAGCGGAGGCGTAGTGCTCCTCGTCCTCGTGGATAGTTGGCTGAAAGCCGTTACGCACGCCCGGCACCGCCTCCATGTAGCCCGCCGGTATGAGGGCGAGGCGGTAGCGATTGTCACACGCTTTGCCACGGCCTTTCGTAGCGCTTCCCCACTGGTTCTGCGGGCACGATGCGCACTCATGATGCTGCGGCTCGAAGAAGTTGAGGTCAGACTGCATGGCGGGGTGTGGAGCTAGGTCCGTCATCTCGTGCCCCATGGCGAAGCACGTCGGAGGCATTGCGTTGTCGGGGTTCCACTCGTGCGTGTAGTAAGTGTTCTCGTAGATGAAGTGGGCGACCACAACGACAAGGGCGTTACCCGGCACAGGGTCTTCTCCTAGCCGAAACTGACCTCCCGCGGTAGACAAAAAAGACGACGATATGTGGACGCGTCCGGCGCTTTGCTGCGCGGCTTCGGCCCACTGCTGGTCATAATGCGCGACTTCAGTTCCCATTTCTCTCTCCTACAGCTTCTTGATGCTGAGCTTAACGCGGTTGAACGTGCCGACGCCCGGCACCTGTACTCCGGCATCCCACGCTTCTCTCACTGAGGCGGCTTTGATCGAGCGCGTCAGCAACTCCCAGTCACCTGTGTTTAGTATGTGCTGGCGCAGTGCGTCCCAGTCTTCAACCTTGGGCGTGGGCTCAGTCACGACGCGAGCCATGTACTTGAGGCCCACCGCGCCCCCGTCATTCGACTTGTCGAGGTTGTCAATCAAGTGGTTTTCCAGCTCGCGTTTGCGGGCTTTGACCTTATCGACTTCCTTCTGCATGGCGGACGCTAGTGCGTCTACCTCTTTTATCTCGTCCGCGCAAGCGCCAAGGCTTTCGGGCATCGGAGCGCCTTCCAGATATCTTGGGTTCACCACTCTCTCCTTGTTACTCCGGTGCCGTTGCACTTTAGGCACCTCATCTTGGCCCCTCTTTTGTTGGGGCCTAGCTTGCCGGTGCCATTGCAAGAACCGCACCGCTGCGCGCGCTGCGCCGCTTTGGCGCGCCTCGTCAACTCCTGTTTGGCTTTGCGTAGCTTGCCCACGTCCCCGTCGCCGCCGTAGTCCGGGTGTGCGCGTTTTACGGCCGCGCGGAATGCTTCGGCGATCTCCGTTGGGCCGGCTTCCGCCGTCACTTGCAGCAGCTTTGAGGCTTCTCGTTTATCCATCTTGCTAGCTCAGCTTCGACTTTGTGCGTTTTTGGAACTGTTCGTAGTATGGGAAGTTCGACATGCAGTGCTCGAAGTAGTCTTGCGTCACGGGCTCCCTCCAATCATCGACGTCAGCGATCACAAGATACAGGCGATAAGTCCCCTTCCACAAGAAGCCCCGCGGGTCGTCCGCGGGCTTGAGGAACCGCACGCCGTTCTCCCGCAGCTTCTTCGACAACTGCCCTGCCGGAGTGCCTTTTGCGCGGCGGTCTGAGTGCATTGTTTCAGCGATATGCGGGAAGATTACCGCCAGCTCCTCCGACGTGTACCAAGGGCGCACTTGGAACGTGGCAAGTGCCGTTTGCGTCTGCGTGATATACGCCGCCATTTTTTCGTTGCCCGCGTTCGCGCGGCACCACTCGTTAGCGCTGTCCAGCCACCGCAATACGACGTTCTGCGTGCCGTTTTTGATGTCCTCCGCTATCCGCTCAACAGGGTCAAGGTTTTCCAGCCGCGCCATTATCTTCTCGGTCGTCATGGGAGGCCGGCTCGGAGGCTTCCACCCTTGCAAATCGTATTCCAACATCCAATTCATAAGCCGCTGCGGGCCGCCTGCATTCTCCCACGGCAGTACGTAGTCAAGGTAGAAAGAGTGCTCGCGGGCGGGCGGACACTCGCAGACAAACATGCGGCGGTCGTCACCGGCGAACGCGCCGACGCCTCGGTCGTTCGCTGTAAGGATGAATTGGGCGTAATTGCGTATCTGTTTTTCTGTTCGGTACTTTGCGTTGCAGTAGGCGGTTTCTTCAGATATGTAGCTTTTCAATTTTTCTTGTGCGCGGTACACGTCTAGTTGCTTTGCTTCATCAACAATCGCCAACAAAGCGCCTTCAATCCAAGGGTTGAACGCGGACGTTAGGGCGGAGGGGTCTACTACTTTGCCGTATTTCCCAAACGCTTTGCGAAGAATACGGCACCACATCGACTTGCCCGAGCCTTGGTCACTGGTCAGAACAACTGCGATGGGCACCTTTGACGCCGGGTTTTGAGCTTTGTAGATCATGAGCTTCAGCGCGAAGTCGCGAAAGTCTTCGGGCAAATCGCTGAATATGTGGTCTGATAGATCGAGAAACGGCGTAACGTCTCCCTGCGACGTTTCAAACCCTGTCCATATGTTGAACGCTACGCCCCTTTCGGTTTCCAAAGTTTGTTCGTCTGTTGACGGATCGAACGTAATATCGCTTACTCGGCGGGCTAGAGGGTGTTTCAAAAACTCCGGCGCGATGTAGGTCCGTTTGACGCCCGAGCCGTCCATCTTAGGCGTCAGTACGTGTAAAGAGCTATACTTGGAGCCGTTGACGAAGTTACTTTTGTCCATCCATATTTGCGTCTCAGTGTCTATAAGGGAGCCTTCACGCTCCACGTAAGCCACCGTTTGAGACATGCCCAGCACCGCGGCGTCGATCTTCCGTAACTGGGGCGCTTTCTGCAACACCTCATAGATAGCGTCTTCACCTTCGGAAGCGATGAAGTCGTCCAGTCCCGTCTTGTCTTGTCCTTTTAGCTTCGGAAGCCTTGCGAGAAAAACATCCGCCTTGCGAACTTGGCTTAGCTCAGTCGACAAGCGACCCTCGGCGGTTTGAATGTTGACATTCTGTTCCGCGTCGCTGTCGAAACAAATGTACACCGTGCGTCCTTTAAGTCGAAACTGTTCGAGGTCCGGCAACAGTTTGTCGCCGTCCATGAAGTTGAATACTCCGCCAAGACCGATAGTCGGGATGCCCGCCAGACATGCCCGCAACGCCTTTTTTTCGCCTTCCGTGATCAAAAGCGGGACTTCCACGTCCTCAATAACGTTTTTCCATTGAAACGCCTCTACGCGCGGGAAATACGCGTGAACGCCCGATTTGGCGGGCTGGGCGTAGCGCAGTGTTTTCCTGCGGCCGCGGAGCGGAGGAAGCTCGCCCAAATAACGAACGCGGCAAAAATCCAGCCTCTCCCCTGCCCGCTCAAACTCCTTTGGACTACCATCTGCGGCTACGTATGGGATTACGAGCGCGGGGAGAGGCCGGAAGTCTTCGTAGATCGCCGCGGCGTTCTCGACCGTGAACATCTCCGCGGCTTCGGCCTGCGCTATAGCAATGTCGGAGCGCTCCAAGTCCGCGCGCGCAAGGTCGTAAGCAGTTGGCACTATCGCCTCAGTTGATTTTCAGCATCGCCGCAACAAGCGCTTCGCGGTGGGTCGGGCCTTGTCCGAACTCGTGAAAAGTATTTTCGTCGTCGCTGCGAAGGTTAGCCTGCCACGATCCATCGTCAAGCTGAAAAAGGTTGTTTAAGCGGAAACCTTCGTCCTCGCAGTAAGCAATAAGCTCCTCAAGCGTTGCGTTTTCCATTAATGTCCTCGGCTTTCTCAGGAAACCGACTACTTAACAGATTTTTCCCTTTGCAGCCCCATTCCTTACGTCGCACCTTGTTTACTCATCACGAGCCTCACGCAGCGTTATTTCCTCTCCTCCGACAGTGAGGCGCTTGCCGTAGCTGTTGGTGTATAACTCGACGGCAAGGCCGTCCGCGGTCTCCCCGACGTGCTTAGCCTCGGCGGCGCTTACGTGGACCGTAATGAGATACTGCGCTTCTTCGTATGTGAACCGGAACCGCAGGGTGGCGACGCCGGCGTTGCGGCTCATATAGACCCTCAAAGTCTTTACGGGCAGTTCTTCAAGTTCGACAGGGGCCTTAGCGCGGTATGCGTCCCACAGCTCCGCGATCTTAGGCATCGCGTTGACTACTTGCGGAGCTTCCTCCTCAAGTAGATCGGCGGAGGCCTCCCCCGTGGACGCGTCCCATAACCGGAACTGGACAGTGTATTGACGTTTGCTCATGTGGTGCTCCTAAGCCTCGCTGCGCTTCCTGTCAAGCGCTCCGTGATGGAGGCTTAGGAGCTTAGACCCCGGCTGCATATAGGTTTGGCGTTGAGCTCTCTCCAAAAATTCAGCATAATGCACCATCAGTGCAGCCTATCTTTCACGGCTTGCTGCGTTTGCGCAGCGCCCTCGGCCTCGACGATATTCACGGCATCTGTCAATGCCGCAGTCATTATTTTAGTGGCGTTTTCTGCGTCGGGCACGTTGCCCCGCACTAAGTTGTACGTAGTCAACATAGAACCAAGCGCCATACTGAAAATGGTAAAGGTTTCGCCTGCTTTTTCCTTGCGCTGGCAATAGTGGCGCATGCTCTTTTCAAGGTGCGCCACTATTGCCAGCGCATCTTTACTCGTTTTGTCTTTCGCGTCTTGGTTGTCAGAATTTTGGGTCATAGCACTGTCCTTGTTGCAAAAGATCGTCGAGGCGTTGCAATTCTTGCGCCAACGCTTCCGCCTGCGCATCTTGCTCCCTCCACCGCGCATCCTGAAGAAGTCGAAACACATCTTTCCGCTTCGGCCCGATAAGGTCTAAGTTTTTGTGCGTCATAGTTGCAATACGGCCATATCTGCTGCAAGAGCTTTGAACATTTCGGCTTGGTTCTCAAAAACGTCCGTACAAAACCCATACATGACGTCGTAACGCTCGGGATCGCCGTCTAGGCACACGTAGCACGTCTTCCCCAAGCCCGCCGCATAGCCCAGCTCAAGATGCCCCGACTTGCCCGCGGGCATCAAAAGAATGGCGATATCGCAGCGTTCGAGGTGGTGTTTGTCAAACTCAAATACGTGTCGCGCGGCATAGCCTTTCAAAGCCTCAGGCAGTGCGCGGCCTCGTCCCACTTCGTAGGCTTTCCAATAATCGTCCGCTTCGGGACCGGCGGCGTACCAGTCGTCGAACACGTCGAACCCGAAGCGGCGCAGCTCATTGGCAACGACAGGCACGCCCTCGTTGCGCAATGAGCCAATCAAGTATATTGATGTCATTTTAGAACGTCCTTTATTGCAGCGACAATGGCGCAGCGAGCCATTGTCTCACATATTGCCGGTGTGTGCCCTTTGCTTTTTGCTTCGCCAAACGCTTTGCCTCCTTTTTTGTTAGCCTCAGTTGTCATTTGTGCAAGCAAGCGTGCGGCGTAGAGGCCTGCGTTTTCCTTTGCTAACCGAAACGCGTCGTCGCTCATGATATCGTCACTTTGTTCGTTTTGATCTTCATCCGCGTACGCTCTTCGACGGCTGTTGTATTCAGCTTCATCCATCACCTATCCTCCGTACCCTTTTATTTTGGCGGAAGCTTCGAGGAAATCAAGGATAGCGAACGTCTCGTCTCCGAGTAGCGTGCCCTGCCTCGTCTGCGCCCAGTGTTTTCGAGCTTCTTTCATCGTGAAATAGCGGCAACCTGCAATAACGCGCATTTCCCCGTCAGCACAAGGAACGTAAATAAACGGGAAGCCGTCCGAGCGTAAAATTCCGGAAACCCGCGCGTCGCCGGAAACCTGCGCGTCGCCGGAAACCTGTGCGCGGTCGGAAACCTGTGCGCGATCAAAAACCCGTGCGCGGCCGAAAACCCGTGCGCCATTGGAAACCCATGCGTCGCCGAAAACCCGTGCGTCGCCGGAAACCTGTGCGCAGTCGGAAACCCGTGCGCCGCCGGAAACCCGTGCGCCGCCGGAAACCTGTGCGTCGTCGAAAACCCATGCGTCGTCGGAAACCCATGCGCGGTCGGAAACCCATGCGCGGTCGGAAACCTGTGCGCGGCCGGAAACCTGTGCGCGGCCGGAAACCTGTGCGTCGCCGTAAACCTGTGCGTAGTCGAAAACCCGTGCGTCGTCGAAAACCCATGTGCGGTCGGAAACCCGTGCGCGGTCGGAAACCCGTGCGCGGCCGGAAACCTGCGCGTCGTCGGAAACCCGTGCGCGGTCGAAAACCTGTGCGTCGTTGGAAACCCATGCGCGGTCGGAAACCTGTGCGCCACCGAAAACCTGTGCGTCGTCGGAAACCCAAGCGTCTTCTTTCTGTGACAAACTATCTTCAGAGGCGATAAACCCGCCCAAATCGCCTTTTCTAACGCCGTATGCAGGGATGTCTTGCAGCGCGCGTATTCGCCGCAGGCCGTTTTCGTTTGTCTCGTTTGTAAATTCGTACTTCATTTCTTTAGCCTCCTGTTAATCCATAGACTGCGTGCGGTTCGCCAAGCAAGCCACATGCCGCAGGCGATGTGAAACGCAACCCACACCAACACCGCCCCTATGACGACAAGTATTTTCATTTCGTTGTCCGATCTCTTTCTATGATAGCCGACTGCACAATTCGGTGGGAACTGCGCGCACCTGCGTTTCGTCTGTGACCAACAGCATTAGCGGGGTTCCTCTAGCGTTTCCCGCGGCGCGCAGGACCGCACCCTTCGCGGACCTCGCGTGGACCGCACATTATGACGCCTTCCGGCTTCGGAATTGGGGCACCATTTGCCCACATTTCGACCTCAAGCATCTTGTCGTAGACCGCGCGTTGCTGCGGCGTCTTCACAACCTTCGGTAAGTCGCCAATATCGACGCGGAGATAGTCCGCAAGCTGTTGATCGGTCATCGCCACGATGCGGGGTTCCTCTATATTTTGTCAGGCATCGGTTCAGTCAGCGTGACAACAGTGCCAAGCGCCACCGTGTTGCGATGGATCTTCAAAACCGCGCCGTCTTCATCACCGACAACCTCGTCGCCGTCGCGTGTCGACATATGCCAGCGAGATGTTCCGTCCGCGCACCGCTTCAAAGTAACAGTCTCTGGTTCCCAAAATTTCGTGACCTTCATAGCGGCCTCCCGAGTGTAGCCTTTAATCCGCTCGATGATCTTTGCGCGCGCACCGGTGAGGGCGAACGCGCCGGCCGGCAAGTCTTCGAGCGGCTCGCCGTCGAACGTGCTCGGAACGATCGCCAGCAGCGAACCGCCATCGACAAGCAAGTTGAACGCGGCCTCGACGTGTTGGCGCGCCCGCCGGAAAGGCGGGTTCATGACCACTAAGTCGAAGCGCTCTTCGGTCGTAGTCGCCCACTCCTCGAAGTCGGCGCAGACAGGATGCGCCCCCATTCGTTCGAGGACGTCGCACAAGGCCCGCTCGCGCTCGATCGTTACGACGTCCGCGGAATGCACGCCGCGCGCCTCGAAGGCCCGCACAAGCGCCCCTGTGCCGGCGCTGGGCTCTAGGATGCGCAAGCCTTCGAGGTTGCCGGCGTAGTCCACGAGCCGGGCCGCTATGTCGGGCGGCGTCACGTGGCATTCGCTCCGCGCGGAAACGATGACGGGGGCTGGAAGCTCGCGCGGCGTCTCGCTCGCGCGCGTCTCCGTGCGGTTGCGGCGCGCTCTAAACGAGCTCGCCGGCCGGGTGTAACAATCGGCCTTCACGCCGCCTCGCCTGCGCTGTCCGCGTCGATCGCTTCGGGCGCGGGGTGCGCCTTCTGGTCGGTCAGGAACACGGCGACGTATTCGTGACCATGATCGCCGCCAGCGCCGAAGTAACGGCCCATCGCGACCCGATAGCGATAGCGGCCGCAGACGGAGAGTTTGACGCCGCGATAGTCGTTCGGCACTTTGGCGTATTCCGCGCGCGTCGCTTCGACTTGCCGATGCTGTATCAGCTTGTCGCGATAGTATGGGTTGCGCGTCGTCAGCGCGTCCGCCCGAAAGTTGAGGATCGGCGGCTTAGCGTCTTTCTTCGCGGGCGGCTCGTATCCGACGCCCTGCATCGCGTCGCGCCACTCGTCGGCCGTCTTCCACGCCTCGCAAGCATGGCCGACGCCAAACCCGCCGAGAGGCAACGCGCCCCACGGCAAGGGCGCGGGAGATAGAACGCCGATCAAGTCGCCGTCGCGCTTCACGGCCGGCTTAAACGCCCCGAACTCGCGCGCGTACGCCTTTAGCACGGTGTCGGTTATCTCGCCTTCGTGCCGCTTCGCCGACGGCAGAAACGAGCGTTCATAGGCAATGCGGTGCAACAGGTGCTCGATCGTCCGGATCGTGTTCGAGCCACGCGCAAGGGTGCGCTCCTTGCGCTCCGCAATCCATCCGTAGGCGTCGCGCGCCTGCATCTCGCCGCTCCTCAACTTCGAACGAAGCGAGTAGGGCACGACCGGCTCGCCTTCGGCAATGTAGTCGCACGCAGCAAGGAACGCATCGGCGTCCGTCGTCGGCGCGTTCGCGGCGACGCGCTCGGCGACGTAGGATTGCGTAATCCGACGCTGCGCGGCCCGTAGCTCGGCCAATAGCGTCTTGATGCGGTTGAGCCTGACGCGCGGGCTATTCTTGCGCTCCGCGTGCATTTCCGCGGACGTCGCCTTGTACAGGTGGTTGTTCGCCGTGCGGTCCAGCTTCTCCGCGGCCCGCATGTTGTCGTGGATGCGCTGTTGATCCTTGCGCGCGCGCCGCTCGGAGTGGTGTCCTACTAGAATAGGCTGGCCGCCGTAAAAGCGCTCCGCGATGCCGTCGGCCGCGTCGCGTCGGACGCTCGCTTCGGCCGTGCGCTTGGCCGCGTAGCCTTCGAGCCGGTCGGCCTTCATCTGCGCACGATCGGCAAGCGTCATGCCTTCAGGCTCGATTTCGCCTGCAAGCTCGATCGCCAAGTCCTCGCGGCGCGGGCTCCATGCCGGCGCAACGAATAGCTCTTGTTTCGGAGCCCATTTGAAGCCGGCCGCCTTCACGCGTCCGAACGTCTCGTCGTCCAGCCGTTCGGACGCGTAGAGCCGTAGCTTGTTGTCCTCTGGTGAGTAGGTCGCCGTAATTGTCATCTAGCTGTCTCCTGTGGTCGGGTTTCCGGACTAATCGCCGGCCGCGCTTTTCGTTCCGAACGGACCATAATCGTCCGGCAGTGGCGGAACGTCGTCGGGAGACTGAAAACCAAACATCGGCAGGAAGTAGAAGGGGTTCCCGTCGCGAAGCATTACGTCAGCACCCTGAATTTCATTTGACGCCATACCGGCGGCGGCCCTGACGGGGTGTCCAGCGGCGTACCCAGCGACGTACATAGCGGCGTACCCCGCGACACTAACGGTGTCCCTAGCGACGCGCGCAGCGAAGCACCCAGCGACTTCCACAGCGGCGGCCACAGCGACGTGCTCAGCGACGTGCCTAGTAGCCTTAGCCGCTCTGAGTGTAGAAAAATCAAACCCGTCTAGCACGCGCCAAAACGCCATCACTTGCTGCGCTTTGCTTCCAAGAATTCGCTCCGGGCGCGTCAGGACGACCGCCGGCGCGCCGTCGACGGAATCGTTAACCAGCCGCAACAAAACTGCGTGATTGCGGCTAATGTTCAGCAACCTCGCCGTTTCGGCATCCGCCGTGCGTTGATCGGTACACCGCAACCATGCTGGATTGCGCGCGCCGAGTAAATGCAACACCTGACCTTGAGCGCACATACACCCGATATTGTTTGGCGGAGACAAGCCGTCGCCGTCGTACGCGTCCCAATCAATCAGGTCTCCCTTATACGGCTTACCTTCGTTTGTATCCCATCGGGATATAAGCTCGTCGATTTTCATTGCACGATCTCCCACGTCACGTATACGCCGTTAATATCCGGCCCGAGATATGCGTCGCGAAGAATGCGCTCGGCCTCTTCCGGCGTCTCTGCGTCCTCCGCAGCCCAGATGGTCGGCCAATGGCCGTCAAACCAATCGGCGACGCGGTAGTTTTCGTTGTATTCTGAGTAATTAAATTCAATGTCGATGTTTGGTGAGAGGGTAGTTTCGTTTTCCATGTGACTGCCTCCTAGTTGATTTTCCGTATAGAAACATGATAAGCGTCGGGGC